TGTATAATCTTGTCCTGCATTTAAAAATTCTAATATAAAAACATAATCATTAACTTCGCCAGCGAATGCAGATCCAATAACTGCCTGATCAGTTTGAGTATTAACTTTTCCTATTTGAGGAATTTCTAAAGGATCACCTCCATCTGCAATAGCACCAAAGGTTCCATATGAGCTGTTTCCGTTAGTAGCTCTAATAATTCCTCCGTCCTCTGCAAACATACCAATTTGAGAATAGTAAGTAAACACACTAACTAGTTCTGCTCTACCGCCATTCAATACATGACACCCGACTCCATCACTAATGACCTGCGTGAAATCATTACTTACAATAGATTTATTTCCACCATTGTGTAAAGATCCGTCTATTTTTTGTCCTGTAGCAGCATATCCAAATGTTGTACAATTTTGTACATAGCAACTTCTAGTTAGAATCCACGTTCTATTATCATTAGGTCCCCATCCTGGATCTAAACTCACATAACTTCCGCCGTTTGGTCTTCTATACGGTTCTAATCCTATATTAGATTGTAATGTGCCATTTAGTCCTAACATTGTCATATTACGAATGCCTGTAGCATCTCGAACATAAAACATATCTTCAGCATAGGATCCTTCTACTGCATTTGCATAATATCTTGCAGCTAATACAGATTTATAATTTCCTGGATAAGTTATATCGTATATAAAAGCCTCAATATATCTTTTTGTATCTCTACCACACCTATCTTGGTCAAAAACATAACTAGGATATGAACTAACCATAAACGCATTAATTTCTGCCACTAGGAAATCTTTATTAGCATTTAATGCTGCCGCAGCAGATAATGCAGTTGCAGAGCTGCTTGCAGTGTTAGTACCGTACACAGCGACATTTGATCCTTGATTTCCAATTCTATACGTTATGTAATTTTTAACATCTGTTATAAGATTTAAAATTTTAGTAATATCAACTGGTAATGCAGTATTATTAGTAATGTTTTGAGAAACTGTATTGCCTGTAGATTTAATTATAACCGTTCCGGTTAAAATATCTGACATTATAAATTCTAAACGATTAAGACAAGCGATAGTGTAAGGATAGTCATTAGCTAGTGCTTCAATTGGATCGTTAGCGATTATCCTTGCTGATCTTAGCTCTTCTCCCACTACTGCTGTACGAGCCGGAATAATAATAGGAAGTATTTCGTAATAATCGCCTGTTGAAACTTTAATAGTAGTTGTTCCGGCCCATCCATCATCTGCTTTTTCGCAAGCATACCTAATAGTTCTAAATGGTTTAAAATAATTTATTCCTCTATTAGGATCAGTATCATCGTCTACACCGTTTGTTCTGACGTGAAATACCCTATTGACGTTCCCCCAGGTTTTATACCCAATATCTCCATCGTTATTTTCAATTATTAGTAATTGATCTTCACTGCCGATTTTAACTCTGGCTGGACCATATGAGCTTAAATCACCTATAATTGTGCTTCCGTCATTTCCTATGTCGTCTCTGCTTAAGTTATAAGTTAATAAGTCACCTGGCTTTTTAAGTCCTGCGTAAGGATCGCCGCCTGCAAAAATATCCCAATAAAAGAATCCACTACCGTTATCGCCTGGAAAACTGTTTATTTGACTTGTATGGGCAATATTAGCTTTATAAGTTGTACCTAAGTAAACAACTAAATCATTTAAATCATAAGAGACAGGATAGTCCCAAGATCCTTTAAATTTACTACTAGGAACTAAGGAAGTCCAATTAGACGTATCTAAATAGTCAATAGTACTACCATCTTGATTAGTATCAGTTAGTGATACAAATAAGTTAGCACCTCTAAGTACAACGTCGCCTTTTTTGTAAACTCCTGATGTTGAAAAGTTTCCTACGAAATTATAACCTTGTAATTGTACTGCCCAAGCTGGATTTCCTTCAGGAAACTGACTACTTACTCCAGGCCTGCTGTGATCAATAGGTTGAATATTAGTTGTTGCAACATATAAAAAACTACTGTGTCTTACAACATCACCTACACCGTAATAATTTGCAATGTTGTGATCACCTCTAAAATTATTCCCATATAGATATAAAGTAAACTTGTCACTATCTATAGAGTCTTGAACTAAGATACTTGTGTGTTCTGTTGTACATCTCCAAATAGATCCTCCGTATTTTACTAGATCGTTTACTCTGTATCTAGTTATAGGTGTATGTACTCCAGCGTAAGTAAAATTTTCTAAAAATAATGACCAGGTTTCACCTGTACTATCATCGTTACCGTCATTGTTACCTGTTATAATTCCTTGAGCAATTGATGGACTTGTATGTTCTAATATACAACGATATTGATTACTATTATAAAGTATTACATCGCCTTTTTGATATCTAGTATTCGGGGACCAGTCACCTTTAAATTTTATACCTGTTGCAAATAAAGCCCAATTAGCTTCTGATTGACTAAAGTACTGCGTTCCTGCGTGATCTGTTAAACAGACATATAATGATCCGCCTGCATTTACAATAGATCCTTCTGTATAATCTTGATAACTTAACCAATCTCCTAAAAACGAAAACCCATCTGTCATTCTTTCAAATGCAGGAGTAGGACTAGTATCTGCTGAATCAGCTAAGAATGTTTGACCATCATAAAAATTTGTAGAGGTATGTCGTCTAACGCAGGTCCAACTTCCGCCTCCATAGAATACAATATCATCTAAAAAGTATTCAGTGTTAGCATTCCATATTCCACGCCATCTAAAGCGTAATCTACTAATTTTAAACTCAGCCATTATGTTTTCCTGAACTTATTCAATATTTATAATTCTTCTTCGTAGGTATATTTTTGAGCTATTCTAGCAATAAAACTGCCATTCTCATCTATATAATAATACATCGATCTAGTATCCCAACGATATTGACTATAATATAAATTTTCATATACAATGTTATGATTTTCATCAATATTATCTACATAATCTACACCGTATTCGAATTCACTATAATCCTCTTCTGCTGGTCCATTATTATTAACAACAATCAACTCGTCGGGTTGCAAAGTATTATATTTTCCAAAATATAAGTCACCGTCTTTAGTTCTCCTCAAACCATAAAAATATTTCGGAGCATCACCTAGCAATGTTGTTTCATCAAGACCAAATAGATAATTGTTCTGTGCCATTTCTTATCCTTTAAACAATTTCTGCATAACTTACTACGACATCAACGCTGCCTGGTTGATCGCTTACTAGTCTTAGAGCACAATTTTCAGCTAGTATAAGTTTTTCACCGTTTGTGACAATTTTTAAAGAATTATATGGGGGTATCACTATACCTTTAACCCAATAAGCCTCTGTACTAGTTGCATCAACAACTTTTACGTCAACTATTACATTATCATCTGTCACATTGGCTGCATTACAACCTAGAATTGTAAATCTGTTGCTAGAAATAGTGTTCACCACATCAACTGGTGTAAGGCCTACGCCTTTTACTACTTTTGTTCTAAAATAGGTTGCCATAATTCATCCAAAAAAGCTTGTTTTGTATTTATTAAAAATAAAATAATAGCTTTTTTAGTTAGCGGTCGAATCCACTTATTATATAGATATTTTTAGTTGTTGGAACACTACTTCCAAAATGAACCCAAGCTCCTGCTGCATAACCGATTGGATCTAATAAAATTTCATAATTTATATTAGCTACCTGTATTACATTTTCTACAATTACTATTAAACGTTCTGCTACTTCTGTTGCTGTTAAAGATGTATTAGTATTTTCTTTAACATAATTAAAAGGATTAATAGTTAATGGACCAAACATATCACCTCCAGAATGAGATGTAAATGATTGAAAGGACATAGTGCTTGGTTCTTTAAATTTTATTTTCCTCCATACAGCATTTCCTGTAGAGCTATTTCCTTGATATGATTCTAATTCTTTAGTGTCTGAGTTATATCGTATCATTCCTTCTACAGGAGACCCTGGGCGATCAGCTGTTCCACCTTTAGGAATTAATAAGCTGATCTTTCCATCCATAGTTACTCTACCGTCTGTTTCAACGGCCACACTTTGATCTTTTACATTTCTAAAATTAAGCTGACTTTTTTTTAGAAATTTCATTAACTTACCCTAAATGAACTTACAGTTACCACTAATCTATTATTAGCAGATGGGCTTGCCACCAAATAATCACCTGTAGTTAATACTAACTTTTCTGTATCAAATGTAAAAGTTTCACCAGCAGGAACAGTCAGACTGTTAATTAATTTCATTGTATTTCCAGTGTCTTGGCTATAAGCTGACAGGTCTAAGTTGGCATCATTTGAATCAATATTACAAAATATTAAACAGGTTACTGCGTGTTCTTGCACATCGGTTACAAGCGTACCTGGACAAGTAAATATTGTGGTTCCTCCTGTTAGTAAAGCTGCGTTACGAATTGCCATTGTCTTGTCCTTAAAATATCATACTAAATCCTAGAGCTCTTCGTCTACTTACTAATTCGTCACTTGCTGTTGGATTAGAAAAGTATAGACCAGTTTTGCCCATACCTAATGTAGATTTACTATAAAGGACATTATAATTACTATTACTACTTGGAGCCGATGCTTGGTTATCTAGTTGCAAAACTCCTGAAGTTTCTAAGTCTGAAACTATCCTAACTTTGCCAGTTCCACTAGGATCAATTTCAATATTACGATTAGCTACCCCTGTTACACTTATGGTAGCATTTGCGCCGCTACTTGAAATTTGAAGATAGTCGTTACTTACAGGAATGCTTAAATTGTTTGAATCAATTTTTGCTCTTTGAACATTATCAACTTTAAAGTTAATATAACTTGGGTTGTTTAAAGACAATGGATCACTTGAGCTAGCATCATATACACGAACTTCTGTATCATCGTTAGTTATATGAGTAATATTAGTATAGTAGATTGCAGAAGTTACATAATCTGCCATCCCTTGTGTGTTAACTAAAGCATCTTTAGCTGTATCATTGTTATATAAAACAATTTGCCCTGTAGCAGGTGAGTATGGCCCTCCTGCGGAATATCCAGCAGGATAGTCTAAAATGTTTTCTTCGTAATTATTTGTTCCTTGAACAGTTACTACACCAGTACCTTGATTTATCAAATATAAGTTATCGTTATTAGCAACTTGAATACTACTAACATACAATCCAGCTCTATTACTTCCTACTAATAGTTCAAAGGATCCATAGCCTATTCCAAATATAGAGTTTCTATGGTTAATGCTTTCATTAAAATAAAAGCTTGCATTGCCATTTCCTCTTATAATGTCAAAACCGCCCTTGCCATCACCGGGTAAAGTGCTATTGCTATTTCCATCAGCAATAGTTATTTTTTGATCAGTAATATATAGCTGTGTAGACTCAACCTGAGTTTGACTTCCATAAACCCAAAGGTCGGCATATATGTTAACTTTTCCTAAACCAGTAGCTGTTGGCCCTCTAGTATCTAAATCAATGTCACCAGATTGCTTTACAACTACTTTATAGTCGCCATCACTTACATTTAATACTTTTACGGTCATATTAGCTGATTAAGGTAAGAACAATCAATGTTTCTGTTGAATCGTCCTGTAAGGTCCACTTATAATTACTACCGTTAAAGGCGTGAGCTTTACGTCCACCTAATTTTCTAATTGCAATAGGAGTCCCACCTGATGCAATTCCTACTAAACTTGCGTCACCGTCATTAGCTGGTGTAACTGCATTAGTTAAACTACATATAGCTGTAGTAGCTCCATTGTCACTGCTACATTTAAATCTGCGAGCACCTTTTTGTTTTACAATGTATCCCTCGTATACTGATCCTCCAGTTTTAAATCTGATTGGAAGATGTGGTGTAGCTGCTGATCCGGTAGCGCCGAAATATCTTTTATTAATTTTGTTTGCCATTATTTTCTCCTTGACGTTCTAGGTCTACGCTTGGCTAGCATAAGTCATTCTGACAAAGTATTTAGCAAAAATAACAAAGGGCGCCTGAGCGCCCTTTATCAATCGAACTAATCTTCTTTGTTGATTAGAAGAATGTTGGATTACTTACTGTTACTGTTCCAAGATAATCAGCAGCATTACCTAGAGAGCTTGCAGTATTTGTTAGTTCTACATAACCATAACGTGTCATGAAGCTAACTACTGGCTCAAATGTGCTTGGATCTAGAACAACACCACTACTCATCAATGGAATGTATGGGCAGTAGAATGCTGGTGCATCACTTTCTGTTGAACCTTTGTAACCAATAAGAACTGTGTCATTGGCAGCATATGTGTCAACATAAATCTTCATTGCACCGTTTAGTGTTCCAGCAAACTTAGTGTTTGTTGGAGCTTCAAATGTGCCTTCTGTCGTACGTGCAAATGCACTTGTTGTTGCACTTTGTAACATAGTTAATACAGCAGGACTTACAACAGCCCAGTTACCTGCACCACGACGTGTGCGCTGAGCGATTGTGTTACTTACGCGGTTAACTGCAACTGCTAAAGCAGCGTGTTCATCACCAACGAATGTAGCTGTACCACTTACAGCAGCTTGATCAAATGCGATTTGGTTTTGTGAACCAGCTAGTGTTTTAAGACTTGCTAGAATTTCACGATCAATCTCAGCTGTAATTTCCTGTGCTAGAGCAGCCATGATTTCAGCTTCAACATCAATACCGTGTTGTGCCTGCATATCTTGAGCAGCCTCAAATGTCCAGCGAGCGCTTAACTTACGAGTTTTCGCTTCAACTGTTTGCTTTAAGATCTGAATGCTCATTCTACGACCAGCTTCACCTTCTAAAGCAGCAGTTACAGCAGCCTTATCGTTAACAGCGCCGGAGTAGCCTTCAGCAATCTTAAATGGGCTTAGTGCCTCTTCACCAGCTGTTACATCTGTACCACTAGTGCTGTTAAAATTATCAGCATAACGAACACGTAGTGTATGGATTTGACCAACTGGTCCAGTCATTGGTTGTACGCCAACTAACTCGTTAGCAATAACGGTTGGCATAACGCGACGGATTACTGGAAGAATCACGCGATTTAATGTTGCAACGTTGCCGGCAGAAGTGGCACCAGCACTAGCACTTTCTGCGAGATACTTGCGAGTATTCTCGAGAGTAGTTGCCATTACTGTCTTTTTTGTGCCTTGTAGGCCTTCTAAAAGAGCCTGTTTAGTCTCTGCCCAACGGCCTGTTAGTAGTTCTGACATTATATTATCTCCTAATTGTCTTAAACTTAAATTCCAGCTAGACGACGAATATCTACGATATTTGCATCTTCTTTGCTGCTACTTACGCTGTTGGTTTCTTTATTGCCTGTTACTTCTTTTGCCTCAACTAGTGCCTGTTTTTTCTTTGGAGTATCCCCAGCTATTACGCTTGGTAAGTACTTTTCAAAACTTGTTTTAAGTTTTGTTGTTTGTACGCTTTCAAGTAATTCCTTCATAATAGCTTTTTGCTGTGGAGCAAGGGGAGCTATTAATTCATTCATTATAACTTGACGTTCTTGACTTTCCTTAAGAATTTTTACTTCTTTGTCTTTGCTTTCCATGACTAAACGTGCTTCTGCTACAGCGTTTTTAGCAGCGGCAAGTTCTAATTCTTTCGTGTCTATGACCTTGAGCAATTTACTTGTTTCTGATTTTTCGTTAAGATAACTGTTCTGATATTCGCTAGCAAAAGCTTCGAACAATTTACGACCGAAGTCATTACGACGAGCACTTTCGATGTCTTCTTTGAGTTGACTAATTTCCTTTGTAAGGGTTTTTTCAACTGTAGATTCGACTAATTGTGCTGCACGTTTTACAAACTGTTCTTTCATTTTGCTTAATGCTTCACGACCTTCACGAACAAGTTTTACCTTAGTTTTTGCTAAGTCCTGCTTGTCTAAATGAAATTCTGCTATTTCTTGTGCAAGAGCTTCTACTACAAACTTTTCTAAAGTTTTGAATTTACTAGCCATTTGTACTTGATCTTCGTGCAACTCTTTAACTTCAGCAGCAAGTTGTCTTGTAACGAATTCCTTCATTAGTTGAGCAGTTTTTCTGCCTTCAACAACAACTCTTGCCTTAGCTTCAGCAAGTTGACCACGATCTTCTACAAACTGCTTGATCTCATCTCTTAGCTGGTCGCCAAGCATACGATCAATTGCTTCAACCATAACTTGTTTGTCATGCTCGTAGCGTTGTGCAAATTCTTCACGTAGTTCTTGAGTCAGCTGTGAACGGGCCTCTGTAATACGAGATTCCCAAGCTTTCTCAATGTCAGCTTTTACCTCTTCAGAAATCACATTATTCTCAAATAGTTGTTTTAGTGCATCCAACATGTGATTCTCCTATTTTTATCGGAGCTTGCCTATTATTTCTAATAGGCTCTCTTTGAGATATTTTTGTGCCTTCGGATCGTCTTTGACCTCTTGCGCTATACGCAAGCTACGATAACCATTACGAGTATTCATAAGATGTTCGTATATCGGTGTAGGGTACGCTCCAGGAGCACTTGGTTGAGCTACCACATCTATTGTGATAATCTCGAAATCGGAAACTTCTCCGGAACCGTCCTCTCGAACGTTTCCGGATCCGCGACTACTTACTCCTAGCTTCACACTGCTTTCTAACATAGTTTTCACTAAGTTACCCATCGGTGTTGGCAGGATTTTTAATTTTCCATAACCGTCTGCGCCATCCATCCACATTTTTGTAACCATATGGCACACACGGTCAAGGTTAATTCTTAGGTCATCAGGATGATCTACTTCGCCAAGAACTGAATATCCACCTTCAATTTGATCGTTCAGGGTTTTGACAGCCCTGGCGATTTCTTTCGCAGGATAAACACGCTGATTCTGATTCCTTTTGTCACCTTGAATGAAAATCCCTGTCATATACAAGGACTTTCCATTCTCAGTACCATCGGATTCAACGACCATTTTTGCTTGGTCGAAACTCAGGTTTTCACGAAGATAGTTCATCTATTCTACCTTATTTGGCACGCTTAGGAGCACCGTTCATTAAACTACCGGCACTTTTGTCAGCCTGCTCTTTTCCTAAGCCATTTGGATATGTTGGCTCTTTATGTTTGAATGCTGTCTTACCAGCATTACCACCTGGGACATTAATATTGCCCATGTTATCCTCTTTAGGATTTCCTTTAAAAACGCTACTGCCTTTTAAATGACCTTTGTTAGCTTCTACAGGACCACTTTCTGTGCCACCTTTTAGGTTAGCTACAGTACCACCCATATCATTCTTACCAGCTACAATACTTTTTGTATTAGCTCCGTTGTCACCCATTTTGCCATAAGATGTGTAATCCTTACCGCCTACTTTTTCTACGTATTCACGCATAAAGTTGTCTGTTTCGAAACTAAGTTCATCTTCTTCTGAGCCCATTTCCATGTCCATGTCGTCACCGCCCATGTCCATTTCATCATCTCCACCCATATCATCCATACCTTCTTCGCCGGACATTAAGGCTTCAAATTCAGCTTTTAATTCATCAAGTGCATCTTCTAGGTCAACAACGCGGTCTTCTAGGTCGCCTTCGCCACCCATATCATCCATACCTTCTTCGTCGCCGCCGTCTTCAAGGTCGTCGATCATATCGTCGCCAGCATCACCACCTACATCGTCGCCAGCTTCTTCATCTTCGCCTTCTGCAAAGCCAAAACTCTCGTCCATTTCCTCATCGTCTTCTTCGTCGTCTTTAGCTTCGTCAACTTTGTCTTCGTCTTCATCTTTAGACTCGTCTTGTTGCTCATCATCTTCTTCATCCTTAGCTTCATTGAAGTCTTCAGCAAGAATTGTTTCATAGATTTCACGAGATTTAGCTACTACGATTTGATGGAAAAGCTCTTTGGCTTTGTCACTTTCGTCATTAATAAGATGTTCGAGCATCTGCTCGAATTTGTTTCGATCAGTCATGTTTTTTTCTCCTATAGGTTGCAAGGCTGTCAAATATATTTACAAAAGATTACAATAAACCGTGTTAAATGGTATATTTTTACCAGGTTTTTACTAATTGATTAAAGTCATCTATATAAAGATGTTTAAAGTTTTTTAATTCGAACCCTGGGTCAAAGAAATTATTTTTATCTACTACTCTAAAAAATTTAATTCCTGAATGATTCCTAATTGTTTGTTCTGTTTGTCTTCGCCAGTTTCCATAGTATGTTGCAGACTCGTGTGATTTTTTATAATTTTCTGTATCTGCATATACATTATTAACAAGTCCATCTGGCATACCAATGTAATCGAATCCAAATATATAAATTTCTTTTGGACCATGACCTGCTGCAAAATTTAAAGCAGTTGGACCGCTACTCCAACCTAAGCTAGGATTAAAATAATTAAATCCGATAAATTTTTTGTATTTGGTATTAGGGTTGGTCCATACTTCGTGCGTTTTTTGCCAACCTTTTGATTCTATTTCAAATATCATTTTAGGATCTACAGCAATTAAAAAATCGGGTTCAAATTCTCTATAAAGAGCATTACACCCGTATATTTTTCCAAATCTCTTTAAATGATTAAAGTCAAAGTTAAGACGGCTTTTGCCATTACCTAGCACAAAACTACGCATATGTCATCCTTTTTGAATAATTATGCCGCAGGTGCTGGAGGTGGTTTATACATTGATTCTATAAATTCTAAATCTTTTTCTTGTTCTAGAATATGTTGTTCACTAGCTTTACGTAGTTCGTTTATTTGCTTTAATGTAAGTCTAGTCTTACGAGTATCACTACGTTTCATAACATCACTATCACGACTAGGATTATAGGATAAGTCACCGAATCCTAATGGTTGAGATTGATCTCTGTAAAATAATTCACGTAATATCATAAAAATATTTATACCGTAGGGGCGGCAGGAGCACCAGCAGGAACAGCAGGAGCACCAGCAGGAACAGCAGGTTGACCTGGTGCTGCTCCTAATTCTGGAGGGGCATTTTCATCTGCTAAATCATTTAGATCACTTTCTATACCAGCTTGACTAATACCTGCACTACGCATTTCTCCAGTTGCATCTGTAGCAACTGCTTCTGCTTTTCCATTTTCTTCTGCCCATAGTTTTTGATTCTCTGCCATTTCTTCATCTGTTAAACCTAAAAATCTTTTCAATGCAAATCTTTTACTAATGAAAGGAATTTGTTGAACAGTATTAAATGTATTAATTCTTTGCCCGTCCATTTCACTTTGTCTATATGCAGCAAAATTAAGAGGTGGATTTAATTGTAACTCGAATAATCCTGTATCTATGTTTAATCCTTTATCGTGCAAGTATAACTTAAACTCTTGATCAAATATTTCTTCTAATAAATTTTGTAATCTTTCGCAATACTTATTAAATCTTAATTCTTGAATATAGGCAGTTCCTACACGGCCATCATTATAACTAGCCTGACTATCGTCTGCTCCTGTTGGCAAATAACTACTAGGAATACGTAATCCTCTAAATAATTTATTAGTAAAATATTTTAAATCATCTATTTCACCTAAATTTGTACCACCTGGCAATGTATCAACCTTACTTCCTCTACCTTCCGCTGTTTGCGGGAAAAAATAGTCTTCATTAATGCTTAAAGGATTATATGCACTGTCGATAACATTTTGTCCACCCCCTGTTACACTGGGAATACGACGTTGATTGATTTCGTTTTTTACTCTTTCAACAAAACTCATAGCCAAGTGACTAGGCATATTACCTACATCTATGTAAAATACACGTCGTTCTGGAGCACGTTGAACACGATAGATAATAATAGCATCTTCCAGCAACTCTTTTTGCTTATAAACTTTAAAAATTTGCTCTAATAAACTATTTCCAAAAGGGTAATTATTGTCTAAGCCTTCACTTAAACTTAAATGAACAATGTGTTTTGCTTCGATAGCAACTTCATTCTGATTATTCTGAAATCTTGTTCCTGGACTTATAGGATAAGCACTAGCTTGTCCACGAGCTGCCGCTCCACCTGCAACATATGCAGTGCCTCTGTTATTTGTGTTTGTAGTATTTGGATTAATTGTTGTAACTACTAAGTCCATAAAATTAGGATTTAAGTCCCTGATAACATACTGCTCGGGCTTTTTACCTTCACTTTCATTTACAATAATTTTAGTAACTTTTCCCGGATCAATATGAAACCATTGTTTAGTTTCAGGGTCTCTTACAAAGAATCCATCTCCATACTTAAAAATATTACGAATAATTCTAAAAACTCTGGTGTCAAACTTGTTAAGTTTCGTCCATTGTTGTAAGTATTCTCTTAATATTCTCACCTCACTAGAAGTAGCCTGAGTTTTAAAAGTTAATCTAAATGGCGTACTGTTATTTTCGCTAGGTTGTGTGCAAAATTCTGCTAAGATATCTAAAGCAGCATTAACTTCACTATCCATATCCATTGTATCATACTGCAAATACCTATCAATACGATTAGGAGCTCCTGTGTATACATCAGGAAGATAGCTACTATAGTTAGCTCGTGCTGGACCTGGTTTGGCGGCATTAGAGCTTAAGGGACTAAATGTCCCTGGATTATTATCCACAGTTACCGGAGTAAAATATTTTTTCCAACTCATGTTTTATGCGCCTACAAAGTTATTTTTGTTATTAGATTTAGTTGCACGAATTTGGTCACCCAATAGTTTACCATTTTGGTCAATTAAGTCTTTTATAGATTTATTTAATGAACTTAGCTGCTTGACAACATCATTTAAGGTAGCATCTTTAGATGTTGCTGCTGTTGCTTTACTACTGTCTGTTTTAGATTCTGTTGATGAATTGTCTTTCTTTTGTTCTGCCTGACGTTGTAACCTAGCTGTTTCTGCATCACTTTGATTTTCATCCTTTTTAGCAACAGCAGCAGTTTGTGATTTTAAATCAGCACCAAATTTTTTCATTCCAGGAAGATTTATAGAATTTAAATCAACTTCTCCTTTTGAATTCAAAAACGGATTAGTACTATCTAATGCTTGTTTTACTGGCTCAGGAGCTGCAAAGTCTATTCCAGCTACGCTAGCATCACCTGGTCCGTTTTCTGCAAAGTCTATTCCAGCTACGCTAGCATCACCTGGTCCTGCTGAAAATGCAGCATCATCTATCATAGATGTAAGATTTTCATTTATGTCTTGTGATATATCACCAAATTTTTCTCCTAAGTTATCTAGCGGTAATGCATCTTTTATAGCAGATGATATGTAATCTGTGTCGTCTTGTTCTTCATCCTCTTGATCATATTCATCAAGCATTGAACCTAGATTAGTTTGAATATCTTTAGAAATCTCATCTATTCCGCCACGCATATCGTCAGCAAAAAGACTTAAACTTTCCTGTTGTTGAGTTGCCTCATCTACTCCGCTCATTTCATCAAATGGCAATGCATCTTTTATAGCTGATGATATGTAATCTGTATCTCCTCCAGTAATTAGATCTTCTAATTCTATAGGTTGGAAATTCATTCCAGACATAACATCTTCTATATCTGACTGTATGTCATTAATTTCCAACATAGCTGCTTCGTTAGCTTTTATTACAGCAGCATTACTTTGTTCTGCTATTTCAATCTGTCTTTTAGAAGTTAATTCGTCTAAGTTTTGTAAAACATTTAATTCTTCATTTCTACTTTGAATTCTTTCATACGCAGCTTTTCCTATCAATTGACTTTCTGATAGTTGATGTTCTTCCTCATCAGTTAGCTCTCTTTCTCGTTTAGCCTGCTCTAATCTACTTACAATTTCATCGTGCTTATCTCTTATTTGTTCATCTTGATTGTTATGATATTCTAAACGCTGTATATTAAATTGCCTATTTTCATCGCTAATTCCGTTATATTCATCAATTAATTTCTTTTGACTGTCTGTAAATTGACTCTTAAAAATATCTTGTTGTTTAGATACTTCTATAATAGGCAAAGAATCAACAAGATCTTTATTAATCTCCTCCATATTAAGGCCAAATTGTTCTATATCTATTCCGCCTAAACTTTGATTTACATCAGAGATAACTTTTTCGAAATTGCTTCCAAATTCGTCCATCATACTACCAAAAGGTAGTTTCAATTCTTCGCCAAACTCTCCTGCCCCTGATTTGGGAAATAAAGATTTAGATATTTCTGCTAATGATTGTCTAGCTTTTATTTCTGCTTCTGCGCTTTCTTTTATTCCGGATAGTCTAAGTTCAGCTTCTTTTTTACTTGATTCGATGTCTATCTTATTATCTACTGCTCTTACATTTGCTTGTGTAGCTGGTTTAGGTTCAGTTGGTTTTGCTTCTTCTTTTTTAGCTTCTTCTTTTTTAGCTTCTTCTTTTTTCGCAGGAACTTCAATTACTTTACTTAGGTCTTTTGGCCAATTTATAACTTCTACTTTGCTAGGCCCTGTAACTTTAGGTTCTTCTTTTTTAGCTTCTTCTTTTTTCGCAGGAACTTCAATTACTTTACTTAGGTCTTTTGGCCAATTTATAACTTCTACTTTGCTAGGCCCTGTAACTTTAGGTTCTTCTTTTTTGATTTCTATTTTTGTAGCAGGACTAACAGTAGTTGTAACATCTTTTGAAATCTTGGATAAATCTAAACCGCTTTGTTGAAAATCTTTAACTTTTTCTAACTGTCCTTTTAAACCTCCAAAAGCTTTGGCAGCTCCTTCACTAGCCATACCTTTTGCCATATTCATCATTTGATCAGGTTTTATAACACCTTCTAACCCGTGTAGTTCAACAAGCGTTCCTGCTCCCCAGTCTTCAAATAATTTTCCTGACATACCTATACTTCCAGTATTTCTTTTAGGAGGAACGGGTCTACCTTCTTTATCTTTTTCCAGAGATGGTCCGTGGAATATATCTGCCCCTTGTTTAATTTTTTCTGAAGCTACTTTTGCTGCATCTCCAAAAACTTCTCCAGCTTTTATTAATGATGTACTTAAAGTTCCTGCTGCTTTAAGTAAGTCTTGTCCTGCTCCAGCTAATACATTTCCAAATGATGAAGCAGCTTGATTGATTGCAGGTGCTGCTTTGTTTAAGGCTGCTAAGAAAGCATTTTCAGGACCTGTTAATTTATCTGCATCAAGTTTTCCTTTTCCTGCATCCTCTATAGCACCTCTAATATTTTTTCCTGTTCCTCCGGCATCTGTTCCGAGTTTACTCATATACCCACTAAACTCTTTTAGTGCAGGATTTAAATTATAAAGAGGTTTTAACAGATATTCATTCATACCTGCTGCTACATCTTTCATTCTTGCTTCAAATAAAATATTAGCCTTGCTTAATTCGTTAACCTGCTTACCGTTATCATCTTTTCCTTGTTTTTCTAAAGCTAAATTTTCTTTAAGTTTTGCATTTAATTCAGCAAAACTTGTATTAACACCTCCTGATTCTATTTCTAGCCTACGTAACGCATCAGTAACGCCACGATTAGCCATCATATTATCACCTAATGCTTTAGAGGCTTCTCCTCCTGCTGCCCCTAAAGCAATCATTTGTAATTTAGCTGGATCTTTACTATCATCAAACGCAGCTTTTCTAGCTCTTTCATTAGCTGCTAATGCTGCTGATTCGTTTCCTTTAGCTGTAGCTAACGCACTATCTCTAGTAGCTGCTGCTTGTTGACTATTCAATGCTGCCTGAGTAGCAGCCTCTTTACTCATTATCTGGCCAGTAGCAAATACTTCCTTAAACATTTGGCCTTGGCCACGAAGTTGTGCCTCATTATATTGTTGTGTGAATAATGCTCTTGCTTTTGCTTCTGCTTCAGGACCTTCCTTCAGCCCTATGAGTTTCATTTTAGCTTCAATCTGAGCATCCTGTTGGCCTTTTTTCATTGCCTCAGCTTGCTCTTCTCTGCTTTTTCCTGTAAGTCTGGACATTTCGTCCATTTGTTCTGCCAGCTTAGTTGCAGATTCTATAGCCTGTTTTTTTCCAGCCTCATCCATCTTCTGCGTATAGCGCATAGAACTCATTTGGATAGCTAATACTTCATTTAAGTCTTTGCTTGTATATCCTAACAGTTTAAGATTATCTGATACTGGACTATCTTGAAATGCTTTGCTAAGTTGAGCAAATCGTTCTGCACCTCTTGTAACACTACCGCCTAGACCAATTAAATTTTCTCTATTTTCTTTTATTAAGTTGCTAAACTCACTTAAATTTAGTCTTGAATTGGCAGCTGCTATACTTAGATTTACTAAATCTCCTCTGAATCCAGCTCCTACTTTGCTTAATTCAGTAAATTCATTTTGACTTTGTCTTATAGTAGCAGCCATTGCCTTACCGGCATCGCCTGCTAGTTTAAATGACCCTTCAATAGGGTTGACTATGCTATTTTCTATTTTCGATGCTAGGTCAGTACCGCTAGAACCACCGCCTCCACCACCTGACCCAGAACCGCCACCGCCTCCACCACCGGCTCTTCCTATAGCTTTGGCTATAGCACGGGCGAGATCATCTACATCTGCATCAGTGACTTTCATTTATTATTTCCAGGTAAAAACTACGCATATAAATATCTATATTATATTTATCGGATCAAAAATGAATCAAAACAATCCACTTAGTAAATTTTTTCGTCAACCAAAAATATATTTAACACTACCAAGTCGTGGGTTATACTATGAACCTGGATCGTTATCAGGAAGTTATGAAAAAATGCCTATATATGCTATGACTGGAATGGATGAAATTATTAGTAAAACCCCTGATGCACTTTTTACAGGAGAAGCTACTGCCAAGGTAATTGAAAGCTGTTGTCCTAACATCCGAAATGCAAGACATATGCCTAGCATTGATCTTGATACAGTATTAGTAGCGGTAAGAATTGCAACATTTGGCAATAGTATGCCAGTCACACACACTTGTACCAATTGTAAAACAGAAAATGATTATGACATCGACCTAAACTCTGTAATCGACCATTTTATGGCATTGAAGTATGTAAACACAATTATAATTAATGAAGAATTATCAATTAAAATTCGGCCCTTGCAATATGAAGAAATGAATTACTTTGCTATTGAAAATTTTAAATTGCAGAAAATGTTGTATCAAACTACTGATTTAAAAGACGATGAAAAGCAAAAGACTATTGATAAAATTTATCAAGATCTAAGTAGTTTACAATTGCAATTATTTTTAACCTCTATTGAGGTTATACAGTCAGATGTTCAGGTTACAGAAAAAGGTTTCATTGAAGATTTTTTACGAAATTGTGATAGAGTAATCTATAATTTAATTAAACAGAAACTAGAAGAAAACAAAGAGTCTTGGGCTATGCCTAAATATACTGTTAAATGTGCTAATTGTGGAACAGAAAATCAATTACAAATTACACTAGATCAAAGTAATTTTTTCGCCTAAGGCTTCTAAAACTTAATGCAGAAGAAATTAGAAACTATACTGACAGTTTAGATTTAGAAGCCAAAGATATTAAAGACGAAATATTTAGATTAAGTTGGTATATGCGAGGAGGTGTGGATGCAAACGATCTTTTTTATGTTTATAGTTATGAAGATAGATCAATAATGAATAAAATTATAAAAGATAATATAGAAGCAACTAAAAAAACCGGATTAAATTTAATTTAATTTTTACCTAACGGTACGCCAATTCCTGATAAGAATTTATATAAATTTCCAGACTCTTTAATCAATGCATTAATAATAGCACTATCATCCCAAAATTCAGCTACAGAAGTATTCGACATATAACCCTGTGAACGAGTTGAATTAATCAAATAGTGAAATAGTCCTATAGCATAATCATTCCATGCTTGTGTAGCCATAAATGTTTGTAAAGCAGTATATCCTGCTGTTGTTTTAGCAAAAGACTGCAATGCCTCTAGTTTATTAACTTTGCCTCTTGTAAAAAATAATATCCAAATGTGTAATAGGTAAATGCCTGCTGCTGCTATTTGAGAAAGCCAGGCCTGATATAATTTACCTCTAGCATCATCTAGTAGAATATTTTTATCTTTTTGATCTTTAATTGTATATCCTTCATAATCTCCTTTTTCAATTCTTTCTTGAGCTCTAAGGTAGATTACTAAAGACCATAATAATTGCATAGTAGTAAGAGCTTTCATTAGAGCACTACCCAATGCTGCTCCTAATATTTTTGTTAACCAATGCATTCCTGCTTTTTCTATTTCAGCAGGTGCCTTTTTACCAATTGTATTCGCTACTTCATTAGCTACTATTTTAGCTATATCTGCTGTTCCTAAAGCCTGAGAAGATTTTTTATAAGCATCAGATTGCTTATATGCGTTTAAAATTTCATCGTCCGTCATATTTCTCATTATAGGACGACCAAATTGATCTTTAAGACCACTATCTGTTTGAGGCTTTGTTTTTAAACTATTATACCA